TGATTCCGCTCCAATTCTATTTTTGTCAAAATCCTGGCTCCTATCTTCCTCTATTGGCTCTTCAGTATAGTCCGATCCGTATTAACATTACATTGCGCCCTCTTCAACAACTCTTCTGGGTTCCTCCGCCGATTCCTCCTGCGACACAAGAGGGTTGGATGCCGACTTGTTCCATTCTAGCAAGTTGTACCACTCCGATCACGAGCATGATGTTGTGGGGTGATTTTGTCTATTTGGATGTGGAGGAGCGCCGAACGTTTGTAAGTGCCACACACGAATATCTGATCGAACAGGTTCAGCATACGCCTCCGTTCTCGATTACGGCCAATCAGACGACAGTGACGATTCCGATCGAATTCAATCATCCGATCAAGGAATTCGTTTTTATGATCCAGCGCGATACTATGCAGAACCGCAATGAATGGTTTAATTACAGTAATTTGGCGATTGGTGAATATACAAACAATGAACTGGTTCTTCCTTATGTGAACTCGAATGCGCCAGCGGGGCGTCTTGACTTGCTTTCGACTGCCAAGCTTCAATTGGACGGATATGATCGATTTGCGGAGCGGACGCCACAATATTTTCGTCTTCAACAGCCCTATGAGCATCATACCACTACTCCGATCAACTCGTTCATTTATAACTACAGTTTTGCACTGCGACCTGAAGACGTCCAGCCGACAGGTACGATGAATGCCAGCCGCATTGATAGCATTGTATGGCAGCTAAAAATGAATACGGTGTTGACCAATCCATTACTTCCAACCTGGCAACAACGTGGCAGTTGTCGTGCCATTGTATACGCACATAATTATAACATTTTTCGTGTGATCAATGGTTTTGGTGGATTACTGTTTACCATCTAGGCACTTTTTAGGAAAAAGTGCTCAAAAATACTTTAAAAAACGACCACATAAACACTATGTTTATATAGTCCTTTTTCCTAAAAAGTCCCCTACGTAATGTTTTTGCGGGCTTTTTTTAAAAAAGCCCTAAGTAATGAGCTCGAGTGTCTCACAACTCGAATTCTGGCGCGAAGCCAGTTCCGACACGAATGAAAAGAACGGCAGTGAGGAGGGTGGCCCAGGCGCCGCCTACTTATCATATAATGTTCTGATGGGCCTATCCGTTCTAGGCGGATTCTTTGCCTTAGATCACCTTTATCTTCGTTCGCCCCTGACATTTCTTGCCAAATTCATTGTCAACATTCTCTGCTTTGGAATCTGGTGGATCTATGATGCCACACAGGTGGTATTTAATAGTCATGCCGTAAAAATATTTGGCCTTGGTGTTCCAGGACTTGGTCCCCAAGGCATTGCAGCAGGTGTATTTGCCAATCCTGTACCTGACAAGAAACATATGATGTTCTTTATTTATGCATTGGGTCTTCTCTTTGGAGGCGTATTCGGTCTCGATTCCTTTATCATGGGTGATAATCGAACGGGTTTCATTCGTCTCATCTGCCTGATCTCCGTTATTTTCGCACCAATTGCGTTAGGCTGGTGGGTATACAAATTATTTAACTTTTTTGTGTATACAAAGGATGTGATCAATGAAACATCTGACTTCTTTGGTGCGCCCGAGCATTCCTTTCAGAGTGGATTCTTATCCAAGTTCCCCTTCCTGAGTGGACTGTTTAGCCCATTGGAGACAATCAAGACCTTTTTTCATGATCTCGTTGGTGATGCCATTCAGCCGATTACGAATACGGCACAGATGGCGATTGGTACGGTGGATACAGCAATCAAGACATTGGATGACACTGTTCAACTGGGTCGCAATGCGATTTCAAAGGGGGCAGACATTGCAGGTCAGATTTCGAATACAGTGGAGAAAGTATCACAGGCGACTCAGGTTCTGCCTGGCGTGTCCCTTTATTCTAGTATTACGCCTGGATCTGTCCAGAAGGAACTTGGAAAAGGAACGGAAACGAATGGAAAAGGGACGGAAACGAATACAGGTAATAAGGCAGCGAATGCTGCAGCAATGGTAGGTGGAGCCATGATGATGGACTTAAAACCAGTTCACTACATATTATTAGTTACTATCGTAACAATTGTACTTGGAGGAGTTATTGTTACGTATCATCGATCTAAGAATGTCCCAGTCCAAGACGAACGAGATGACACCCCTCCCCAGCCAGGAGTTCTTCGAAAGCCTGATCCAAAAGAACGTACCGCATGATCCGATCTGTATGGTGAAATTTGGAGCCCCTTGGTGCAATCCTTGTAAGAGAATCGATAAGAATCTTCTTCTTGGTCTTAGTGACAAAATCAAATGGTATGAATGTGATATCGATGAGAACGATTATACCCCTGGATATTGTGGCGTCAAGACCATTCCGTGCTTTCTGGCCATTGTGAATGGTGTTCCACAGCCACTTTTTCAGAGTTCGGATACGATGAAGGTTGCGGAGTGGATCAAGGGTGGATTCAAGGCCTAACTCGCAAACATTACTCTGCCACGCCCTTCTTTCACTACATACACGTTCCATCCTTCCGTAAACAAACGCATCTCGGCCTTTCGCTGAGCCAGTACCGCATTGGAGTTGATATTCGCCAATTCGATATAAAGCGTAGGACGATCCGCCGTTGTCAGATTCACAGCCCCTTCAGGCTGCCGTTCTGCGGGATAGATCGTTCCATATTTCTCACCCGTGGACCAATTCATCGATCCGATATGCATTCCATTTGCTTTTTCGTCTTTGGCATGCGCATTCAGTTGATTCCAGACGAGTGGTTCATATAACTCTTCTCGATCGCGTCCCGCGATCAACAGTTTCAGATTGTAATAAAATTCACCATAGGGAGTCGTATAGGCTTGTACGCCCGCAGCCGCTCTGGAATCGAAATAATCGTTCGAAAACAGATCAAGTCGATTCTGATCCAGTGCATTTTGTGATCGAAAGAACCAGACGAGCCGTTCAGTAGGATGACGTCCATCGAGTCGTCGTGTGACGGCGGCAACGCCGCCTTTATCCAACGGAATGAAATCGAGTTCTCCAAAGGTAAATAGATTATCAAACTGACGGCGAAACGGAATTTCAATGACTTTCGAGCGCAGCTCTTCTTGAATCTGTGGGGAGACATAGTGCTGGACGGTAGAGAGAAGAATGCGCGGCCCCCCTATCTGAATACGAGAGAGAGGAGCAAATGACTTTACAGTACCATCACTAAAGGTGTAACGCATCAACGGAATCGCCCATGGTGCTGGTTTATACATGGTTGAATCACTGGAGACGACCAGGTCCTCTAGTTTTCGAAGTGTACCCTTGATACGAAAGTTCTGCCATGGCATCGCCACAAGAGGAAACCCTGCATCGCCAGGACATTGTGTTCCTGGAAGAGGCAATACGATCCGAAGAGAACCAGGTGTGGCTCGCAATTGAATACCACGAACAGTGAGCTGACCTGTAAGCGGATCCGTCGTATCTAGCAATCCTGCTTTCTGTTGTCGTAGAAAGCTACTATTCGACGAACCTTCCGTCATTTGTTTGACCAATAGCCCGTCACCTGACCATTCTTGAATGAGAAACTGATCTTGATAGAACTGGATCTTCTCAAAGAGGAAATAGGCGGCATAGTTGACATATCCATAAGAGGTACCACTCAGATCAGTAATGGGAAACAGCCCATTGGCGCGTTCGGGAGAATACGCCTGACCATTAGGTTGAACGGGGAGAGAAGGGAGCCATGTGGGCAATTCAATTTGTAGGGTACATTCGGTTAGAACATCGCCATAGGAATCGATCTCTACTTCAAAGCTGTTCCCAAAGGTGGCATCGGCCAAGGGTACGTGTGTGCGGCGTTCCGCCAAATGGGGAATAGAGGATTCGTATCGTGCATCATAGGGAAATATGCTGTCTTTCGAGTCTTTTACAAAATAGGAGTCTTTTACACCACGCGCAACGAGCTCAAAGAGAGCCCCTTGCCCACTGGAGGCGTTGATGGTCGCCATTCTACTGAAAGGCATGGAAGGAACGGTTTATGCTGTGAGCATACGCACCATGGAGAGGAGGAGTCCAGAAAAGAGTGACATGCCAATGGCCATCACAAAGTTAAAACGAGAAACGAGAACGATAAAGACGGCAAGACTGGAAAGAACCGAGATCAGTAAGATTCCCATTCCTTCCGCTATCAACTCACGTTCATCGACTTTGGTTACACTGATGTTTTTCAAAAACAGCGAATTCAGGGATGCCGTAAGGAAGGACGCCAGGACAATCACGGCGACCATTCCACGCCAATCCAGTTTGTATGAAAAGGCGGCCATATAGACAATGAAAACGTTGATAACCGCCACAGTTGCCACTTCAAGTGTTACTTCGTTGGGAGTCAGATACATGTTCTACTGTCATACAACAAAAATTGATATACTTCGAGACGGGAAGGAAAAGATAACATGGCAAATCTTGTGATTGTGGAATCGCCTGCAAAGTGTCAAAAAATCCAAGGGTTTCTGGGAGCCGGGTGGCGAGTCATTGCCAGCATGGGACATATACGCGCTCTACAACACAACATTGACGCAATAGGTATCGAACGAGACTTTGAGGCAAAATACGAATGGATTAAAGAAAAATCAAAAGCAATTAAACAGTTGAAAGATGCTGCGAAGGATGCGAAGGAGGTTTATTTGGCAGCGGATAAGGACAGAGAGGGAGAAGGCATCGCTTATGCGGTATGTCTCCTGTTAAAACTCAATCCGAAAACAGCAAAACGAATTACATTTACTGAAATCACCGAGAAGGCCATCAAGCATGCTGTTCAACATCCGCAAACACTGGATATGAATCAGGTTCACGCGCAACAAGCTCGTGCGATGCTCGACATGATGATTGGATTTACCATCAGCCCTCTATTGTGGAAATATGTGGCGCCTTCGTTATCAGCGGGACGTTGTCAGACACCTGCGTTACGTCTTGTGATTGAACGAGAGGAGGCGATTCAGGATTTTAAGGCGTCGTCGAGCTGGCAACTTCATGCAACGTTTCAACACCCGTCTCTTACCTTTGATTCAACCATGACAGATGAACTGGAAGATGAAGAATCGGCGATGAATTACATGGAAAATATATATAAGGTTACGCAAGGAACTGTTACAAAAAGTGAAATCAAACCGTGGTCCGAATCCGCACCGCAGCCGTTTATGACGAGTACGTTACAACAACAGGCCAGTGCGTTGTATGGAATCAATCCTGCGAATACAATGAAAATCGCACAGAAATTATATGAGGCGGGTCATATCACGTATATGCGAACAGATAAGGCGGTATTATCGGAAGAAGCAGCGATGGCTGCGAAAGAGTGGGTGAAAACGGCATATGGTGAGGAATATGTAGGACAGGCACTAAAGGTAAAAATGCAGCAATCAGCTGCTCAAGCACAGCAGGTGCAAGCACAGCAGGTGCAAGCTGCGCTTGCTCAAGAAGCCCACGAAGCGATTCGTCCCACCCATATGGACGTAGAAACAATACAAGGTGATGCCAACGAAAAGAAACTATACCGCCTGATTTGGCAACGAACCATCCAATCCGTCATGTCACCCGCTCGCGGAGAAACCTGTCACGTCACCATTCAATTACAGGGCGATACTGATTTCAATTGGCTTGCGCGATGGAAACGTACAACATTCGAAGGGTGGAAACGCGTAGGGTCCGTTGCGAATCTGGACGAAGATGATTCTCTTCTTGAAGCGACAACAGAGTGGGAAAAAGCTTCCTTGATGAAACTAGGGGATAATGTTAATTGGAGCACCATAAAGGCAGAACCAAAAGAGTCCAAGTCAAAAGGGAGATATACCGAGGCAACCCTTGTTCGTGACATGGAAACGTATGGTATTGGACGGCCTTCCACCTTTGCGTCGCTCCTTTCCGTGATTCAGGAGAAGGACTATGTTTCCATCCGCGATCTTCCGGCCAAAGAGGTGCTCGTTACGGAATATCGGATCCAGCCGCAAACATGGCCTCCCACCAAATCAGAAACCAAAAAGAAATCAGGTGCCGAAAAGAATAAACTGGTTCCAACGGATCTAGGAAGATCGGTATGGAATTGGCTGAAAACACAATTCGATGATCTCTTTGCATACGGCTTCACGGCTCAGATGGAACAACGACTGGATCAGATCGCACATCCAACAAGAGATCAGCGATCATGGAAACAATTGCTTCATGAGATCTGGAATTCCTACCGAGCCCGAGTGGAGAGTTTGGGATCCGCTCTGAATTCAGCATCCAATCCAAAGATCCGGACATTCTCAAATGGTCTCAAAGCTGTTCAGTCTAAGAAGGGACCGATCCTATTAATGGAAGGAGCTACAAAGGATAGCACACAATTCTTTGGGTGGCCTAAGGACATCGCCTTTGATCAGATCACGGAAGAGCAAGCGATGCAATTTCAAAAAGATCAAAACATACTCCGGTCCGGATCAGACTTTGGAGAATGGAATGGAAACCGAATTCAAAAACGATCTGGGAAATTCGGATCCTATCTCCAATCTGGATCGATCTCCATCCCATTTCAGGAAAACGAACCGATCGAGGAAACTGTTCGACGCCTCGAAGCGAAGCAGGCCGGAGGCGGCTCCGCCGCCGGAGTGATCCGGACCTTCAAGGAATTTTCGATCCGGACAGGCCCGTATGGACCGTACATCATGAAACCCTCACTCAAGAAACCCCAATTTGTCTCCTTACCAAAGGGTATCGATCCGCAGAGTTTAAAGGAGACTGAAGTAGCCGCGCTCTATAAACTTGGACTCGAAGAGAAGAAACGGTACAGAGGGCCTAAAGCCCCCGCCACCGCCGCGTCAAAATAAAAAGAAAACAATAAATAAATGGAACAGGGCGTTAAAATGATCAATGGGAGCGATCCTGAGGTAGACGTGCGAAATGAAAGTCCACAGAAACAGCGATCGCGTTCCGTTTCCCCTATCCGAGGACCCCCCGCACCAGAAGCGCCTCCCAAGGAGAAACGTTTTTTAAATGGGTGGTCACGGGAACAGGAAGTTCTCATGGCGGAATGGAGTGATCTTGCTATGTGTTATCGTTGGCTTCATGACAAATCAGAGAAGCATTTTCACAGTAAAACAACGTGGATTAATTTGCCAGTCATTATCTTATCTACGCTGGGCGGAACAGCCAACTTTGGTATTCAGTCCCTCTTTAGCGACGATGCATCAAAGAAATATGCGAGTTTTGCGATTGGAGGCATTTCTCTTTTTGCTGGTCTATTGACGACGATTGGAAACTATTTACGGTATGCGCAGATGGAAGAATCGCACCGTGTGGCTTCGATTTCATGGGGTAAGTTTCAGCGGTTGATTGCGGTAGAACTGGCGCTCAATCCTGATGATCGAATCGACTCGCTGGACTTTCTAAAGATTTGCCGTGCGGATCTCGATCGGCTCATTGAACAATCGCCGCCGATCCCTGAAGAATCGATTCACTTATTCGAGGCAAACTTTGGAATGATCACGGATCTGAAGAAACCAGATATCTGTGGTGCACTAGAACACACGCGCGTGTTCGAGAGTTCACAGTCACGTTTGAAACAGGTGCTTAGTGATGCTGCACTCATGATCCGTCACAAGAGACGGACACTGAACGAACTCCTCTCGCCACAGATTCAGGATACGATCAAGAAACAAGTGGAAACGAGACTTCAAGAAGCATTAGAAGAACGTAAACATTCACTGAAAGAAGAGCTTGATAGAGAGAAAGCACATATTCAAGAGACGGAAGAAGAATACCACCGCGCATTAGAAGAGCGTCAAAAGAAAATCCAGAATGCGATTGATAACGATATCAATAAGATGAAACGAGGCGGCGGAGATGTTCCTCCTCCCCCCATGAGTACAAAATCACGCCATTCGAATTTTGAGAATCGACTTCATTTGAAGCAGAATCCATTATTTTCCTCTCGTCGCGGTGTTACACCAGAGAAGAAACACGTAGAACCAGTAAAAGAGGAAACACAACAGTTTTTAAATTCGACGGAGAATGAAAACACCGTTATTATTCCCTCCTCTTCGAATCAGATTGAAAAAGCAGACGTCTAATACCGTACATGCTGTAAACGCTGTAAACATCATAAAAATTGAAGAAGTTAGACTCCGAAGATAGGGTGCACTCATTAAACATGCGAATCGATAAGGAATCCATTCTCCATCTCTTTTACCATCATCTCTCTCTGAAGTCCTTATGGCTCAAGACCAAACTTCGTCATGTTCACATTGCCATGATTATCAAACGAGGAAAGATGATTGCGATGGCAACGAATACAGTAGGATCCCGCGCGAGAGGCTGCGGATACGATGACCGAACCATTCACGCCGAGCGCGCTGTTCTGAAAAAGCTGGGAGATTATACTAAATTAGCGGGAGCCATCTTGATTGTAATACGTATATCACGAGGTACCAATGAACTGGTCGAGTCAGAGCCATGCGAACATTGTCGGCCGCATATGGAAAAATGCATGAAAGAGTATGGGTTGCGTCGTGTGTATCATTCTTGACCTTTGGGGATTTATCCAGATCATTACGAGAAAGTGGGGTGTTATTTTTAATTTCATTTTTTATCAAACATGAAATTAAGGAGAAACGGTCAAGAGTGGTTTCGATCCACTTACCTCATGATCAACAGTCACGTGCGCTTCCTATTGCGCCACTCAACCTTGCTCCACTCTCTCCGTAGAAACTAAAAGTGAATTTTAAACGCACCTTCAGATCACCTCGATGGCAGACTGGGGCTGATCATGGCGACACAGCGGGCATTTGAACCGTTCTCCAGCGTGACATTTGATCTGAAGCACGCAGTGTTTGTGGAAAATATGACCGCACAACAGTTTGCACCACACAGACGCGATGATAATGTAATCCTCATCTTGGCAAACGGAACACATCTCGAAATAGGTGATCTTACTGATATCACATGAATGACAGCATGTATCGCCCTTTTCAACGAGATTTTCCATACAATGATGGCACATATACAAATGTTTGATGTCGTATTTCTCCATTTTCTGAAGAAGCGCGATGACAATGGGGACAGGTTCGCATAGATCGTTTGCTGTTTCATATAAGGCAATAATATGATCGGTTTCACACAATTCAATCGTGTAGGTTAATCCAGTAATCAAGTAATCTTGGACAAACGAGTCATCTTGTTTCAGTGTAGTAGAAATGGTTAATTTAGCATAATGATTGATATGAACTGAAAATCGGTATTCACATGGTAGTCGTTCACGCCCATCGATTGCTAATTTCAATCGTTTTTGTAGGCAAAAAAGTGCTTTTTCCAATCGTGGAATATGAAGCAACTCGCCGGTTTCAATCCGGCGTGGCATCCTGGTATAGTGACGGAAATGAAATGTGGCAAAGTATCTTAAAAAAGTTGTACCTAGAATACTAGATGGAAAAAATCTGTCCGAAATGTGCGGCGGATCCAACTAGCCATTCGTTTAAAAAGGTGGCAGACAAAAACGGGGTTGTACTTTTTTATACGCAGCCGTCCAAAGCGAAGCTATACGACGATATGGATGGAATCTTGACACATGTGAATAACATGTTCGCAACCATTGGAAATAAGCCATGGAAATGTGTCATTGACGGAGATGGGTTTGATATGAAGCATGCAGCAGAGATTAGCGTAGGACGCGCTCTTTTCAATCTTCTTACTACAAAGTACGGTTCTACGTTTCAGGAAATGACGATAATTAATCCGACGTGGGCCATGGAGGGTTTGATCAAATTGGCATCAATGGCGATGACAAAGGAGATGTTTGCAAAGGTGAAAATCATGGACGATCGTAAACGTAGTATTCTGGAGTTTATTTAACGCACTTTTACCAGGAGTGTGTATCTATGATACACACTTTTCACAATCTTTAAACAGCCCAGGGATAAACTGGCATTTGCGAATACAGTCGATTTCTTTCTTAGTAAGTTTCTTCTTTGATGTTCTTGAACGCTTACCATTTTGTTTGACCGTAACCTCCTTATGACCATTCTTGCCGCGAATAGTGACGCGCTGGGTTTTGGTGCGACGGGAGCCGTTTTGTAGATCGGAATGAATCTGTGTGGATTCGTAGCGAAACTCGGGTTTCATCTACTAAAGGAACCTAAAGATCCACTGAGATGATAGATTGTGGAGAAGATCCACATACGCGAGCATGTCCGAGTGGTTTAAGGAGACGGATTTAAGTCCCGTTGTAGAAATACGCGTGGGTTCGAACCCCACTGCTCGCATTTTTTGTTTTGAGAATCTAAAAGATGTTCAACACAGAAATATAGAAATTGTTTTACAACAAAAACCCAAACGACAACACGATGCGGGCCTTCGGCCCTTCTACCATTTCACAGGTGTGAACATCAATGCCCGAATTACAGCGGACATAATGGCGTTCCGAAACGGGTAATACCACGTCACCATACACAGGCAATCCGCCTTTTTCAGGCAATTGAACGAACGCATTGAAGCGTGTATGAATCAGACCGTCTCGATTGGAATCTTTATGGGGGTGAATTTTACCACCGTCTGTAATGTATCCAATATAGTCCTCAAACAGCGGTTCTTGAGGAGCATTCTCTAGCCGTTCCAATCCAACAATTCGCGCCTTGATGTCCCATACACACGCAGGAATGGTAGGAAGCTCACGTAGTTTCTTGAACTGACGCCCGAACCCATTCTTGATGAACGATCCGTAATTCTGATTGGCCCATTCCGCCAATTCGGCCTGTTCTGCAACCGTTATGACTTCCATTATATTCGTAACGCAGGAATAATGACAGGTGATTCTAGCGGAATCGCTTGCGGCTCGGCCGTTGCACGAAGAGTCTCCACGTATCTGTCCACCACGATCGGCAAATTAAACGCAATCAGATGATGAACGGCATGTAAATAATTATATTCATAGGTCACAGCAACGAAAAAACAAGTCAAATCGAGTACCGCCAAGCCGATACCGAGATGTAAATAAGGATTGCGAAATGCAACCGAATTCATTTTTTGGAAGTGGACGCCTGTGATCATCAGTGTTAAAAACGCAGTCACAGGTAAAACAATGACGGCGCCTAAGTTACTGTATACCATCGTTAAGAGAATGGTCTGAATCAAGAAGAGTTCGGTGCGGAGTTCGTAGTGATTGGATAGCATCAGATAAATCGAGAAAAGATAAATGGATAGGTAGGAATAGACTCCGTCGAGGAAATCAAAGAGACCATTCTCGTTGATTCGATAGAGACCTGACCAGTTCAAATGGTGAAAAAAAGAGAAAATAGAGTTGAAAAGGATTTGTAAGGAATAAAAGTATTTACGTCGGTGCTGGTAGTAGATGATGCAGGGGATGGAGGAGAGGTTGCTAAGAACGACAAAATACGCGCTCATTGCTATATGATACACCCCATGCTTTAGTATCCACTGCGCGGTCGTATCCACCGCTTTAGTATCCACTTCGCGGCCGTATCCGCCGCTTTAGGAGGCCTAAAAGTAAAACTCGACAAATAAAGAAGTATGCCGAATGATTGTGTGAATCGCATGACCATTACATGTAAGGAGGACGGAAATCCAATTTTTGAAGAGATCAAGTCGATCCCCTACATCACGATTACACAGGTTGGCAAGAGAGGTATTCGATTTAACTATGTGAGCGCGTGGGAGCCATATAACGAATGGCTAGAATACATTCTTCAGAAATATCCTACATGCTGGGCGAAAAACGAATGGATCTCAGAAGATGGGACAGCAGGGATGTGGATTGGCACGGCGGAAAAACACAAGGAGGCGCGATGGATTGATCTTTCGCTCGAGGACGAGTACTATTTCTTTGGATAAGGAGTTTAAAGACCCTATGAGATGATAGGGTGTGGAGAAGGCGGCATGGCTGAGCGGTTTTAAAGCGGTTGATTACTAACCAACTGGACTATGTCCTCGTAGGTTCGAATCCTACTGCCGTCGTACCTCCACCTATAAGCCCCTATGGCACAATTGGCAGCGCAATTTTTTTGTAAGAAATAGGTCACTGGTTCGATTCCAGTTGGGGGCATGAGACATGTAAACATGTCGATTTTTATCACTCAATAAAAATCGGTATGATATAATAGAATGTTGTATGGAACGCATAATAGTTGTACGTATGGTTCATTGCTAAATGGGTGTTTATTTATGGTTACGCCATGGGTACGAAATCAATCCCTGACTATCTCTGAGCAATTAGAAAAGGGTGTACGATGGTTCGATTTTCGCGTTTCGTATGAAAAGGGAAACATCTATTTATCACATACGTATTTGATGGATCATACATTACATTCGATCATGGAAGAGTTCGATAGTTATTTTAAAGGAAAGCCAGACTGTCCGTTTATCATGATAAATCTTCGTGTTGATTTCAATGATCGGGGGAATCAAGCCGTTATTAACCCTCTCGTTCAGGAGATATTATCATGGTACAAATCGTTGTGTGTAGAAAGAAACACATTCGATGCTACGGTTCCGCTTGTAGAAAATAAGACCACATGTAAAATTCTATTTTATAATTCGGATGCAACGCTCTCTCATCCGTCTATTTTTCCAAGTGATTTGATGCCGACACTATATGGATGGGACACGGGATCGATAGAAGCATTCGAAGAACGACTGTTGAAGATTGATGAGGTGTATCGTAACCAGACGCAATCCTTTATCTACCCAAACGAACGAATGATCATGTTTGATTACTCAAGTACTGCGCCATTATGGTATACCGATAAACAGCAATTACAACTGATGCTACAATATAAATCGTTTATTAAGAATAAAAATCCCACGATCCTTTCTGGAAATCATATCGAAGACATCATGGCTATTTTTAGAGAATAAATGTGAGGATAAAGCAGGACTATATTATTAAAGTAGAGGGATGGGGTATATTTATAAAATTACAAATACTGTGAATAATAAAGCATACATTGGCGTAACGGTAAGATCAGATGTTGAACATAGATGGGTACAACATAGGTCAACAATTCGTAATGGAAATGGGTGTCCATTATTAATGAAAGCATTCAAAAAATATGGAGAAGATGCTTTCAAGTTTGACATTCTTATCATTTGTTTTGATGAAGATGTATTTCGATTTGAGAATGATTATATTATAAAATATAATACGATGTCGCCAAATGGTTATAATGTAGCGGTAGGAGGACTGATTGGTATGTCATTTCTAGGAAGAAAACATACAGAAGAGACAAAAAAGATTTTGAGAGAAAAAACGAAAGCTCGCAGTGAGAAGCCAGAAGCTCGTGAAAGAGCTAGTAGAGTGGCAATTGAATTTAATAAAACACATGATATTGGAGAATTACTTCGAAAATCCGAAAAGTGGAAGAAAGCGTTAGCAGAAGGTCGTGTTGGAGGTCATGCACAAACAGAAGAAGGGAAAAAGAAGATTAGCGATGGTCTGAAGAAATATTATAAAAATAATACTGTAGACATGACAAAACAAATAAACGCAATAAAGAAAGCAAACAGTAAAAAAGTGATACAGTATTCAATCGATGGTAAAATGATAATATCGTTTGATTCAATGACAATAGCAGAATCTAAAACTGGAGTTACTAGACGAAATATACAAAACAATATATCAGGACGTAGTAAAACAGCAGGTGGATTTATTTGGAAGTATGCGGAGCCTAAAGATATATCACTCGTAGAACAACAGAACCAGGAGGGTTCTCAATTGGCTTTGTAATTCAGCGGATAGAATGTTGAACTTCTAATTCAAATGTCGTGGGTTCGATCCCCACCAGAGTCAAACAGCGAATTAGCTCAGACTGGAACGAGCGCGGCGCTCATAACGCCGAGGTCCGTCGATCGAAACGACGCGTTGTTAGCATGAACCCGTTCAACGGGCTGATGCTAGCATGTGTTCAAAGAACATAAAGAAAAACCCGAGTCACCCATTAGATGGGTTGTGGTTGTGGAACAAAAAAGGGCGCGGCCGCGCCGGTTCTTCAAATGGACCAACTATTAGCCCCGACAGAATGGGGCCCTATTTTATGGAAATACCTACATTGTATTGCGGAGCGAATTGGCGCATCAGGAAATAAAATCATTGACACGGACCAGGCGAATTACACGGAAACGCTGCTGACAATGCTTCCACTCATGATTCCTTGTACCGAATGTCAGACGCATGCTGCCACGTATCTGGCGGCGAACCCGTTGCCGCCACTAAAGGGTCTGTATGGCCAGGAACTTCAAAACGTAACACGCGCATGGCTCTTTGCGTTTCATAATGCGGTCAGAGCGTCAAAAGACCAGCCTATTATGATTTCCACCGTGGAAGAATGCAAGGCAGCGTATGTGAATGTGTCGGTCCCGAAATGCGAATACACGGCATTTATTCAAAGCGTGGCCGCGGCGGTGAGACAAGGATGGGTGCGAATTGAAAATTGGAGGAAATGGTACAGTAATTCGGAACGCATTCGGATTATTACAGGGAATATTATTATGTAAACCTAAACCATCTGATAAAATGATGAAGTAATGGAGTATATAGAAGAATCGTTTGAGTATATGCTTCATCACGATCTCATAGAAGGAGATCGGATCAAACATTTTAGTATATATGATTGCTCATTGGATGATATTCAACCCATTCTCATTATCTGGATAAAACAAGAAGGGGAAAGACTGCGACAGCGAGAGCATTGGAGCATTATTCCTTGTAATAAACGGTTTGGAGGTGGACATTTCGTATTAGCATATGATATACTGTTCAGATATCAACAATATGACTATCGATTGAGATTGGATAATTGGTGTGTATACGATTATTGTTGCTGCGAGATCGATAGAGAGGAATGTATCGATTGTGAGTCAGAAGACGAAACAACGGTTCATTTTGAACTAGTAAAGGTAGTAGAGCAAATAAAGAAAATACCTCTTATTATTAAAAAAGAGCAGCATGTGCTATCAGAAGAATTTAGAACGATTCCATACGAACCTGTTCTAGAGTGGGATGCGGAACTATAACAATTGGGTTTATGGATTAATCCCCCACGCGCTCGAAATGTATCCATCCACCGCATTCGCGGTGGTCTGTGACGCGTAATGGGCAGAAATCGTATGAATGCCTCCAAACAATCGCGACATTCCCGCCTGATCCGCCATATCTTGCCATGTGGCAAACGACAGCGTAACAGGCGCGGCAGGAGTCACACCAGGTTCCACCGCGGACGAGCCAGCGGGCAAGACAAAATCACCGAACGCCACTGTCTGATTAGAGGTAAAGGACGTGGAATAGAGCGTCTGTAGGTCATAGGTAACCGTATTTTTAGTAATGGTAGCACCAAACCATTTGTTCATGGTAATGGCAAATGCTTGGGTAAAATGACTGTGACCTGACGGGAAATCAGGAAACGGCGGTGAAACAAACGACTGTACTTGATAAGGAAGCCACTGATCGCCCGAAATGGTACCGTTCCAGGAAGTAATCTGCTGACCGCTGTAACGACGACGAATCTCTTGGATGGGTCGAGACTCCATAAAAGCATATTTCTGTGCCCATGTCACACGAGCACCTTCAAATAAGTGAATGGCAAGATCCAGAAACGAATACATGATGGTAGGACAACTGAAGGTATTACTGCGAATGTATTCTTTCCAGAGCCAGACTGACATCAGAGGCGGAGACATGGTACCTGGTGCGGATCCGGACCAGAATTCAGCAATCATCTTTTCTTCGTCGGTCAGATTCTGCGCAATGTTCAGAACATCATCGATTTCTGCATCACGGCCTGCACCTGTTGCAGGACTAACAAGTGCTTGAATATCAGTCTCATCCTGTGCGGATAAGCATGTGGATGCGACGGAGGCCCATGAATAGGTCAGATATCGCTGTAGATTTCCATTGACAGTAAGACGAGTCCATTGCTGAGGCTGGGGAAATCCGCTAATCGGATTCACGGTGACACCGTCCACCACAATGGTTTGGTTCCAGTTCGCGGAAGAGGAAGGCTGTGCCGTGCCAGCAGCAACAGAACCGTCTGCTAAACGATTCATGTACCATGTGCTCCATTGGGTAGTCCAAGTATTCCACTCACCAGCCGATTTCACACGAGCAACCACATCGGCGGGACAATTGTAAATGGACGGGATGGCATGAAGTTGTGACGCAAGGAAATCAATGACGCTCGCAATCCAAATAATCGCATCATTTGCGGGAAGTGGCGCCGCCGCCTTGGAAAGTGTCCAATTCCAGTTATCGTGAATGCCTTGGACATTGGTATCTGCCGTCACCCAGTTCCATGCTTGTGTAACAGACGCGGCAAAAAGGTACATGATACGTGAGCCTCTGGTTGGACCCATATTCGCTGACGCAATATACTGTAATACATTGTCGAGACCCGCATTCATGATGTATGCTAGGCATGGATCAGGGTTAATCGGCGTAGAACTGCCAGACATAGCAACGGATAGTGCATCTGGAGGAGCCAAAAAGTAAGGGGTATTCACGACCGGTCCCTGGCCAGCTACATTGGACGCGCTAACTGTAAAGGTGTAGGGCTGTCCTTCTTGAAGACCTGTAAAACGGTAGGAAGTCTCAGACGTGGTAATTGATGCCTGTGCCGCGCCGTTCAAAAATGGTGTCACGGTATAGGTAAATGGGCCATCGCCTACGGCTGGCGCAATCCATGACACAATGATGGAACCAACCGTATAGGTAATGCCAGAGACCGCGCCAGGAAGAGTAGGGATGTAAGGCGGGGTAACAAGCGACGCAGTAATCACGGGATCACATGGACAGCCCAAACTTACCGCGATACATGTTGGATAACGAGTATATTGCGTCATACCGCCTGCTTTGACCTCGTTGATAATAGAACTATCAGAGATTCCGTGAGGCGAACGCGAGTGCCATGTGAAATTGTTAGGTTCAGCCGTACCCGCGCTACGTAAAAAACCACCCGCAATGGCTAATTGACCACGTCGTTTCGTAAGTTGGGAAGAGTCATAGATACGAGGCATTCTACTTGGATGATAAATAATGTTTGCGGCAAACGGGGCGATAGGAATCGGCCGCGCCGACCAGGACATCGCCTATTTTTTCTGAAGAAACGCATTGAGAATATACCGCAACGGTTCCATCACGGCACACAGCACAAAACGCACTGAGACGCTCCACTTCTTCGGCATGGGGAATGAGACGCAGCATAT